TCATTTAATATAGTGTAATTCTTTTAGTACTGCTTCTACTCTTTCTTCAGTCACAACCTCCCACGATCTCACAGACTCATGTGGCAACACATAATCAAAAATCTGTCCGTTTTTGCGCACGATCGCTACTGTGTCTCCTGTGATATATCCGTCGTCGACTGCTTGCTTAAATTCGTCGTATGTTAACATTTTTATCCTCCTACTTATCTATTCGTAAAAAAGTCTTATAAAATAGACCATTTTATAAAAGTCTGATTTAACAGACGTTGGCGTGTGCAAAGCCATGTGCGAATAAATACTTTTAAATCAAGGTTTTACGTACTACCGTGTGCGAATAAAAACAAAAAACCAGCCACATAGGCTGGGAAAAAATAACTTTTATATTTTTATGGATGATAGCTATATATTAGCACACAACAAATAAAAAAGCAAGAGCAAGAATCAGTAACGTATTTTTCTATACAGTGTGTACAACCCGTGCTCGTCTAACTCTTCGCTTAGTTTCACATATCCTTTTTTCTCATAGAACTTATTGAACATGTGTTTCCTACATTCCAACAAAAGAAGTCTTCCTCCTATAATACGTTGAACCTTTCGTATCTCAGAATAGCACTCATTCAGAATGGTATCTCCGTCAATATCCTTAGATGTAAAATAATCTGAGCGTCCCAGCTGTCCAATCAGATATGCAGGATAAGACTTTAACCTATCTCTGCCAGGAACTTGTCCTAATAGTTTTTTCCTCTTGTTTATAGAAAGATTTTCTATGTCAAGCGAAGTCTGTCCGATTGTGAAAAATGCCATAATACTAAATCGATTATTACATTCATAATCTTCTTTATCGATAATTAAGCTAGTTTTCCCTAAATTTGATTTATCGTAAGTAACCGCTCGCTGCTGTAAAAATACTTCTAAATCCTTTTCTCGCTCACACTTAAAGGCATTAAAAGAAGGTAGTAAACTTTCCTCAGTTATACCACCTTCAAGCAGTTCGCCTAGTGAGAATACGATATAGTCTCTCACTTTTTAAATACCTTTCTTAATTTTTCTAAATGCGCGTTAGGGTGTTCATACTTCGATTCAAATCCTTTTGATAGTATTACTGGTGCATTCTGCGTCATACGTTTAACAAAGCTATCGGATTGAGCTTTAGAAAGATTAAAATTCTTTGTAAAACTAGTAGTTGCCATGATAGCACCTCCCTTATAATGTATTTTAGGAGTAGCGCTCCAGCTACTCCTCACCCTCATTATGACATGCCTTGAACTTTTTGTCAATAAATGCGAAGTTTTTTTGCAACAAAAACAGCCCCCGCAAAGCGAGGGCATTTGTCTTATCTCGGAGCTTTACCTCCTTTTTTGCTACCGACGTATATGTCGGTTACACTAATTTACCCCAAAGACTGATACGGTTTCCATCTTTATCAGTCTGGCCAATACCCATGTAGTTTCGCATACCAGAGCCACCAACATAGCTAATCCAGTAGTAGCCATTGGCATAACCCTCGCTGTCAAAGCTGACAGTGTCTCCTTGTTTGTAGCTACCTACTACTTCACTGGCTAGGCTTGGCCAACGTCTAATATTAATCTCTGCGACATCAAGCGTAAAGGTACCAGATTTTGATGTCTCCACGATGGTGTCAGAGGTTTGTGGTGCTGTATCCACCGTCTGGTTAGTATGGTCAACAGGTAACCTAATCCAGCCGACAACGCCAGTGAAATCACGAGTGTTAAAGCGAGCGGGGCCACCTACTTGCAAGCTATCCCAGTTACCGTCAATATTTTGCTCAACGGTTTTAATCGTATAGCCATCACTATCCTCGATGACAGCTCCTGTATGTCCGTAGGGACTACCAGCAACCTCCATGACAAAAAGGTCACTAGCTTTTGGATTGACTCCAGGGGCATTATATACGACCTCTAGCCCTTGCGCAGATGCGCTATTTAACAAGTCTATGGCATTACCCCATAAATCAATGCCGAACCAGTTTTTGACGATAAAACATGGTAAGTCACAGCATTGCGTCCCATAAGCACCGTCTTTGTCAACTCCCATACCTGAATTGGCAAGGTCGACACAGTATTTTACAATCTCATTTGCGGTTGTCATCGTTACCTCCTTTTGATTTGTTAAGATTTCCTTATCCCATTCCTGTAGGTCGTTTTCCTCAATCAACTGGATAAGCAGTTCCGCATACCCGCTAGCTGTGGCGTAACCTGCCTCCTTGATAGCATGACAAGCTTTTTTGTAGTCAGTCTCTCCAATAACTGCCTTATAGCGTGGATTATCGACTAAAAACTGGCCATGATCAGCGATAGAGTCCTCCCAACTGTCGTAGGCCCTGAAACGGTCTACAATATCCGTCACAATACCCGGCTGGTACTCCTCTTGAGTTTTAGTGTCAAATGACTTACCAGTCCAAGATCTATCCGCCTTGATACCAAACAAAGCGTTATGTGGTGCATGTTTGCCCCAACCACTCTCAAGGATTGCCTGCGCTGCGGTCAAAGATGGCAAAATCTTATGAGTGTGCCACTCTGCGATAACTACGCTTTTTATTTTGTCTAAAAATGCCATCTATCATCCTCTCCTATAAATGGAGCCAAAATCAAAGCAATCACGGCCAGTGGAAAATATAGCACTATGATCGCTATGATGACGGCTATTTGTGTGATTGCTTTTTTCATCTTACTCCTCTTCTTTAATTTGTGACACATTCATCAGGACACATGTTAGTCCTGATAGCAGTACCGCTGACAACATTGTTGGCCAGTTAATATCCGTAATCAACACGCTTGACCCGATAAGACCAACCGCAGTTTGTGCCATTGTTTTGATTGTTTTAATTCCTACTTTTTTAAACCATTTGCTCATTTTTCTTCCCCTTTTTTAAATAGCGTGATAATACGCTCTTTGTTGATAATAACTTCGTCTTCGACGCGACCTAAACGCTCTTCGTGACGATCGATAATTTTTTTGGTAATTTCACGATCGCGATCAAGATTTTTAAGCTCATAAGCTAACTCTTTGAGAGAGTCCTTGAGTTGAGCCATGGCAAACTCATTAGCTTCCATGGCTTTTTTAAAAGGCGTTACAACTGCCTTCCAAAGACCAAAAACAGACATGAGAGCCGCTGCCGCAGCTCCTGCCTGTAGTAAATCAAAGTGCATCTAACCACCTCTAATCCTGCTTAACTAGATCCGCATACTTAATGACTGTGACTTTATCCTCTGATTCTAAGTCCTCTAAACTTTGTTTGTCATACTCAAACGGCTCGTTAACGTGTACAAAGACTAGGTTCCCTTCACCGGCTTCACCATCTTCCTCTTTAGTACTGTCAACCAGCGTAAAGACATCATAGGCTTGATACTCGCCTTTTTCGGCTGGCTCGATAAGCTCTAACATGCCTTTATAGATGTCAGGCTCAATCTTGCCACCACTCGTTAACATGTGGATAGTTTGCAAATTAATCATCTTTTGCGTACGCTCTGCGGACACTTTAGCTAGTCCAGCGGCTGTTTGGGCTGTTTTAGCAGTCTTAGCGGTTTCTTGTGAGATTTTTTCAAGATCGTCAACCTTTTGTACGGCTTCGCCCATTGCAATTTCAACGTATTCAGATTTTTTAAATTCTTCAAGGGCAGCTTTGATAATCTCTGTGTCATTAGTTGAGGTTAAGTCTTGCTTGATCAGTTGCGGGATAACGGCTCCATCCTCAGCTGTGATAATGATGTGTGTGCTTGCGACTGCTCCTGCGCTGTCATATTGTGGGTATTTTCCTGTTACTTTCCAATTACGTGCCATAGTTATTCTCCTTTTTTACTTTCTTCAAATTGTTCTAAGACATTATCGATTAAGACGATTTCCTCTGATGTAAATTCGTCTTCCGATTCTGCCAAGTACTCCAAAAAGTCGATAAATCGCTTAGAGTACTCGCCACCTTTTATCACGATAGGCTCGCTTGCTAACTCGTCTAAAAAGTCGTTAAGCTCAGCTAGTTTTGACGTGTCATCGATTTTGGGATTGCCTTTGTCATCAACAACCCACTTGCCATCATCATTTTTAGAGACATACTGGTCAATAATATCAACCTCATCTTTGGCATACTCGCTTAGCTTAGCCTCTACTTTTGCAAGTAGCTTGGCACGTCCACGGTTAGCCCGCATATTTGTGACCTTGATTTTATCAAGTACGCTATGTAGCGTGTTTAAATCTTTGTTTTTAAGTGTTAATTGCATGTTATCTCCTATTTAAAAAAATTCGTTTGGCTTTATATCTTGCGCAGCATCTAAATTATAAATGTCTCCAATAGCACCCCAGCCATGGTCTCTAAATTTATTACTGATGACTTGCAAGATGCGACCTAAATTCCAATTGCCGAGCCACCCTGTGTTTTGCCAGTAAAGCGTTCCCGCAACGTGTGTTTTTGTTGTATGCCTAAAAATAATTCTATCGCCGATAATTTCGACGCCATCAGCATCGGAGTAAGGCGCTATACGTCTAATACGTATGCCTGCGTATCCACCGTCATCATTCCAGTCAACAGCACCGCTTTTTACTTGGTCAATCGTTTTGTCGGATACGACTCCAAGAGTAACTTGCACACCACCTTCGTATCCATCTTTAAAAACCAAAGCGCCAATATTGTTACGATTGCCATAACGATAACTATTAATCATCTTTTGCCGATACAAGATATTCGACGTGTTGTTAAAGACAATCTCTGCATTACTGTTAAAGTCCATCTTAGCCGAGTTAAGGTCGACAAGCATCGCTCCGTTGCGTGCTCTGATGACTTTACCCTCAAGCAAACTAGTAATCGCATACTCGATTTTAGCCTTGATAAAATTGGCGTCTAAACCAACAATACTGCTAGCGTTGATATTAATCACATTGATTTTGTTTGCATCGATTGTGCCACCGATAATCTGGTCGGCTTTTAGCTTGATAAACTCACCAAGCTTAGCCCCAAAAGCCCCGTTGACCGTGGTATTGCCGTCTAAGGCGATACGCTCGCCAGAGATGCGGACACCGTAGCCGTTTAAATTAATGGCTGAGACAATCTCGCTTGCGGACATTTTGGCATTAATGCCGCCAGCCTTTTGGATAGCTAGCTTGATACTGTCACCAGATTGGTTGATGATAGACATGACACCATCACGAGTAACTCGCTGATCAATTTGGCTTTGTAACTGTGTAAAGCGTGATTGGATTTTACCAGTCGGGTCGCCGACATCACTCTGCAAACCTCTAACAGTCTGTTGTAAGCTAGAGTAATTACCTTCTGCGGATTGCAATCGTCTTTGGTAACTGTCTAAGTCCTGTTGCACACGACTAACAGCACCCTCACGATTTTTAATCTCTTGTGAGATTTGGTAGGCAGTTGATTGTTGCGTTGATTGCAGCCCACTGATTTTTGACTCTAGCACTGTCCGCATGCCTTCGTTGCTACGAGTAAACTCAGCACGCAAGCTGTTGAGCTTGTTTTCGTAGGCCTCGGTCGTGCCTGATGAGGTTGTGGTAATCTTAGTAGACAACTGATGTAATTTATCATCATACTTTTGCGACAAACCTTGAGCGGAAGCCTTAATCTCAGCTCGCAAGCCTAACTTATCATCACGCATTGTGGCTTTTAAGCCCTCAATGCCAGCCTGGTAAGTTGACGATAGCTGTCTATCTGCGTCTTGGTAGTCTTGCCGCAATCCCTCGATACTAGCCTGTAAACTAGCTGTCTGCTTGTCTGCTCTGTTTAAATCAAGTCTTAAACCATCGACCGTTAAGCCAAGCTGAGCGGTTTTTTGCTCTAGCAGACTCTCAAGCTGGATACGCTGACCTTGCACTGTTTTTAAAAACTCGGATTGAAGACCTCTCTTAGTGTCAGAGATAGTCTCTCTGATACCTTGAGCCGTTGTTAAAATCTCATTTTTAATAGTCTTATCAAAGTATGTCTGTAACATACCACGATTGTTTAGCTTGATTTTTGCCCACAGATTTGATTTTTCGGTATCTGTCAGCTCTAAATTAAGCTCTTTTAACTGACTGAGCGCTCCTTCTAAGTCTTTAAAAAGTCCGGTTGACTCTCCACTGCCCTCGACGACCACTGGTGCTACATAGCTAGTCGGCTTATCCCCTCGCTCAATCATAAGCTGGCTAAAGCGAGTTGTACCAATACATTTTCTGTTGGCTATTTTAACGCTTTTTGTGTTATCACCAGCCGTGAATGTATAATAAGCACGTCCATCTGAGTCGATCTTTAAATTTGACTCGTCTATTAAAATCGTTGGATCTCTACTCAATTGTTACCTCCTAATGTTGCGAAATTTTAAATGTTGGGTTTTTATACTTGTCTATCCCATCAAACGGATAAGTCCACGTCTCGATAGACAGCATTGCGCCTCCGCCGGCAACTGTCCGAACTGGTTTTTGTAGCTTAGCAACGATTTTGCCGTCAACCTCAACAGCAACTTTATCAACTCGATGCCAGACAACCCCATAAGTCGCAAAATCCTGATTGTAATCAATGACAGCATAATCGTTTAATTTAGATACGTTAGCGTCTACATACGCTGTAATGTTGTAGGCTTCCTGAGGCTCTGCTGATTGAGACCAAATGACCTGATTATTACAAATAACGCGAGCTATTGGCAGTCCATCAATAGTAATCGATTGGTACAAACCCATCGCGGCAGAAGGCTTTTGGACGCTAGTATCTGGTTTTGATAATGACTGATAGTTATACTTATTAGCTTTATACACATCAGCCTGTGTGCTAGATACGATTTTATAGATGTTAACATTTCTGCCATATTCAAAGCTGCGCTTGTCATAGATAGTAATATAATAGCTGCCTACTTGAATTTCATTAGCCCAAACCATCTTTGTATCTACTGTTTGCTCTATTAACCGATAAAAAAAGCCATCTGGTATGTTTTGTAACGTCATTACTTACCCCCAGCCCTCTCAAAAACAATCATGCCAGTGGTGTTATAAGGCACTTGGCCGTTATCAACAACACGGACAGATAGATACTGACTGGTTGTCTCATCTTTTAGCTTGCCAATGTTGTTTAACTGATACTGGATATCAGCTAATCTAACATAGCTAGACAAATCTCTTAGCCTTAAAACATCATGCGGTAAAGATGCTGGATCTCCCGCTGGTCCCCGTTCACCTCTTGGACCCATTGGACCAGGCGCACCATTATCACCCTTAGGACCAGGAGGACCCGCTTCCCCTCGCTGACCATCTGCTCCTCTTTGACCAGGGTCCCCTTTATCACCTTTTAGTTGCTTCCGCTGCTCTTCCGTGAGCTGTTCAAAGGTCATTTTACCGTCAGCACCTTTAGGACCTTGTGGCCCGGTCGGTCCTTGAGGACCTCTAAAATCGCCCTCGACAACAGCCTCTGAGCCATCATCTAACTTAAGGGTTAATTGTCCCTCTGCTAGCTTGCCACTAGTTACTTTAGCGCCAGCGTCACCTTTAGGCCCTGTCTCTCCTGTGGGGCCGGGCGGACCCTGCGGACCTGTATCGCCAGTCTTGCCAATCGGACCCGTTGGACCAATTGGGCCTCTTTCTCCTGTAGAACCTTGAGGTCCCATAGGACCACGCAAGTCGTTTAGCTCACTAAATCGGCGTTTACCATCGCCAACTTTGGGGTAACCCGTAGTCGTGTCAATTCCAATTTCTCGCTCCATTAAGACATCTGAGCTTGATTCCCACTCTTGCGTGGACATGCCTCTATGCTGTATCCTTGCTGATGCAACTTCTTTTGACATTAAATACCTCCGTTTCCGTCAAAAATAATATCTGGGTTTTCCGCCCAGTCCAAAACTAAATCAGCATTATTACCATCCACAACCTCTTTATAAGTCATCCCCAGAGCTAATTCTTGCTTGTCTGACGCATTTAAATCTATTTGCTTAGATTTATACCAATCGCCCGTCAAAACAGCCGTGTAGCTTAAAGGATAGACATCTATAGATTGTTTATCCTTAGTGATCTCAAACGTCTGCGCATCCATTTTGGTTTTGGTTGGTGTCAGTACCAGTTTGAGACCTTTATTGTTAGTTTGAGTAAGCGTAATTGCCACTTTATTTAGTGGTTCACAAGTCTGACTAAAGCTAATTGTGTACGTCTCACCGCGTCTAAAACCACCGTCATTGGCCTCAACCTCAATGTAATCCTGGTCGTAAGACTTCGTGCGGTTAGGGTCGCCAACTAATAAATTTTTGTTGTAGCGGGTCTTACCGTTGTTTCCTAAAATTTCGGCAGTTAAACGAGATTCTTCACTCGTCTCACTGACTTTGTTTTTGAGGTCATCAAAGCTTTGTTTAATTGATGGGATGTCATCGACCTTGATAGCATCTGTGATTTTTTTGATGGCTTCCTCTGGCAAAGCTAGGTTTTTGAGAGTTTCACGAAATTCATCGAGTTCTTTTTGGTTGCGTTCGTCGAGTTCCTTTGTTTCGGCTTCTAAACGCTCTCTAAAGTTGCGTCCTTCTTCTTCGACAAGTTTTTTAAAATTGTCAAATTCAAGGTTGGCTACTCTCCAACGTTCCTCATTTTCTTTCTTGCCAGTAGCGATTTTTTCCTCAATGCCTTGGAAAAATTCTTGCAAGTTCATGCCAAGGCCAGCGATATTTTCCACGCTGTCATTGATCATGGTTTGGACAGCTTCCTTGCGTGACCTTGCTTCACGATTTTGGACAACGCTGTAATCACCAAGTGTTACGACTGACCTGTTGAAATTAAGCTTGTCAATATCAATCTCATCAACCCGAGTTTCAAAAGCAATTTTTACCTCGTCGTAGATAATGGCTACTGAGTCGCCTTTCCACGTCTCAGGACCAACATCTAAGATTTCTGCCTTGTAAATCCTAATGGGCATCGATAAGCGTTGCAACTCGTCCCATGTGGCTTTTAAGAGTTCCGTCTTGTCCTCGATTTCTTCGTTGACAAATACACCCCAGCGGTGTTTTAGCTCGCCATCTTGTGACAATCCATACTCTTTCTTGGCACTATCTAGTGCTACAAAGTTTTGGCCAGCTGGTTTGTCTATCGGATCGCCTTTTTCAACCGACCAGACAACATCAGTAAATTCAATCCTGCGTCCATAGCCTTGCCGCCTTTCTTCCTGTGGCAAGTGTCCTTCGACATTTCTAGGCTCAGCTTCTTCGTGTTGGATTTCCTCGCCTTTTCCTCGGCCAATCAAGCATGTCACAATATCGTCTGTTGACTCCTCGTAGACGACTTTAAGCAAGTTACTTCCATGCTCAAATTGCTTACCTGTAGGCTTTCCAAAGCGCTTTTTAAGGTCGATATAACGACTGGTTATTTTGTTTTGGACAAATGTGTATCTGACATTAAACTCACAGTTAAATGCTTCTACAACCTTAATCAGAGCTGCTCGTGGGCTGATGTAGTAATAGCTAAGTGTTCTAACATCAGTTATTCCCTCAACTTTGCCAACCTGATAACCAGTGCCTTTTAAGGCACCATCAATACAAGCATCTGCGGATGATTGCCTAAATCGCTTGTCTTTGATGATGGCAATGGTGTCAAGATCACTCTCGGCTTTATCTAGGCCTTTGTAAAACTTGCTATCTTCTAGGTTGTAATCAATGACTTTAAAGAGCTTAAAGACATCTTCTTTTTGATTAGGGTCGTAGTTAAAAAAACCAAAGTAAACAAAAGGCTCAATGTCATAGTCAACTGGCACTTCAAAGCTAGCTTGATCCCAATCATTGTTTTTGACTTTAAAATGCCACGAAAGTAAGTCATCAGCACCAACGGTAGCGACCAAGCGCTCCAGTTTATCAAAGAGATAAATCATAGATAAACCTCCCTAAAGTCTGTGGTTATGGTGGCATTGTCACACTGCAAAGTATTTTTACCAGGCAGTAGCTCAAAATAGCGACTGTTAACCATATCTAAATCGCCAAGGATGTTGCGGCCGTTCTGGGTAATTTTACCCGTGGCCATATCAATCTTGATTTCATCAGTGGTATAAGTCCCAATCAATCTGATATACTTTTGACTTTCGACATGTAGCAGCCTGATTTCTTTTGTTGGTGATGATAGATTGAGAGTGATGATAGGTTTTGTGGCGAATAGCCCATCATTTTGGATAGATGTTCCTTTTTTAGTTTTTACATCAGACATTTTAAACGGATTGTAGCAGATGAATGTTAGTCCTATAATCTGCTCGTTAGAAACTTCTTCTGGGACATCTTTAGATTTAAAGATGCCTAGATAATTTCTGTCAGGTTCGTCTGAAAATGATAAAAAACTTGATTGTGACTAACAATTAATTTGTTTAATTTTTCATATTGTAAACGCATTGACTTGTTATCTTTTCCACTGATTTTAGCTTTTATTTCTAGTTTTCTGACTTCAACTGTGGCATTGTGGAAATACTCTCCGTTTCGTCCTAACACACTTGTTGTTTGATGTTCTAAGTCCACCACATCACGACCAGAAACAGTCAATGTCCTAAAGGTACCGAAACCATTATTGAGTTCGTCTTCTAATACCTTTCCACCAATTGTTGTCTTTAAATTAAAAGTAACTTTCGGAGTACCTCTGATAGTATCGTTAAATTCGTACATTTTACTCCTTTCAAAAAAACTAAGAGAAACAACTACCAGCTGCTTCTCTTTAGTCTGATTTTTTCAATTTTTGCTTGTTGATTAGTGATGTCGCTTACAAATGCTTCGTATTCGTTTCCGCCTAAACTAAAGTTTATATGCGCTGGTTGAGCCGTATGTACAAACTCTTGTTGCTGCGATAACGATTGCGAACTCTCTGATTTGACAACACCTTGGAATTTAGCTCCAATGCTAGCCAGTCTATCTGCGATATTAAAATCAAAGCTATTGATGCTATCAAATAACCCGTCAACAGAGTCGTCAACGACACCAGCGTTTTTGTCGATACCCATAGCTACCCCTTGCGGGATATATTGACCAACTCGTTTTGCAAACAATCTTGACGGTGAATGAATCATCGCCTTGGCTCTTGCTGCTCTCTCAGCTTGTGCTACAAGGGCGTTTGCTGCAGCTGTTACAGCTCCTAGCGCTGAATACATACCTTGCGCAAGCCCTTGTCCAATGTATGCTCCAGCTTGACGCATAGGACCAGCTCCTGCGTTGGCTCTTGACACTGCAGCATTAACCATGCTAGAAATAGCATTAATAACAGCACTTCGTTGAGAAGATAGCCCCTGAGCAAGATTTTGTCCTGAACGCTGTCCCGATTGCCTCATTTGTTGCTCTAGTTGAGACCCAAATGTCCTAGCCTGAGATAGCATTCGAGATAAGATTGATTGCATTTGAGAGGCCGCTTGATTAAATGATGTTATAATGCTACTTACTATTGCAGCCATAGCAGATTGAATCATAGATTGCATGCTAGCAAATGCTGACGAAACAACTGTTGTACTAGAAGCAAAAGCATGTATTTGACCAATAGCTGCTGTCGCAGAAGCTCCTATTTGGCTAAAGCCTGCTGATACAACAGAAAGCACAGCTGATAAACCAGCTATCGAAGCAACTAGTGCCCCTGTTGTTGCTGATAAGCTCATTAAATTAGCATTAAATGCTGCTATTGTAGGACCGGCAGATGCTAAACCTGTACTAAATGTTGATGATTGAGCAACAAACGCAGCAAAGCCAGCGCCAGCTTGTGCTAGAGCTGGTGTTATTGTCATTAGTTGAGCTTTAAACATAGCGATTGGAGCATTAATTGCAGCCAGTCCAGTCACCGCTGCCACCGCCTGAGTAGTAAATGTGGTAAACCCACTCGCTGCCATCGTTAGGACTGGCGGTAGAGTTGCAACTGCTGTCTTAATAGTTGCCATGGTGGTGGCAAAGATTGTTAATCCAGTAATTGCTATCGTAGCACTTGTTGCTAGACGTGTCATACCATTGGCTACCTTGCTCATAGCAGAACCTAATGTTGTCATTTCGCCAGCTGAGCTAGCCATCTTTCCAAGACCGCTGGCCACTGCTGCTAATGTAGCAACCAAATCTCCAAGGGATAAATCAACAAGCATCTTAATACCTTTAGCCATCTCTTTGACGCCACGGCCTGCATTAAGTGCCGCAGTACCCATAGAATCAAGGATATTTGCAACGCCATCCAGAACGTTTCGTACTGCACTACCAAATGATTCAATTACTGCCCCAACACCTTCTAGAACTGATTTTACACCATTCCCAAATCCTTCAAAAGCGGTTCCTAGACCCGTCAATACATCTTTGATAGCCGAACCGACAGATGAAATAACAGTAGCTATGCCATTGAATACTGCGGTAATCACACCAGTTAGCGATTGGATGACACCGCTAATAGAATTAATAACCCCAGAAATACCACCAAGAAGCCCTGTGAAAGCTCCAATAACAGTAGCAATCCCCGTTGTAACAGCGGTAATGATTTGAGATAATCCACCAGCTACTGCTGTAACGATTTGAGAAATAGCACCTGCTACAATTGGCAATATAGAGCCGATGGCGCTTGCGATAATAGGGATTAGAGTAGCTAGGCTGTCAGTAACCTGTTGTAAGATTTGCACCACAACATCACCAACAGTCCTTAAAATTTGACTAATGCCATCAGCTTGAGTTCCTGCCAAAGCAAAAGCCGCTCCTACCATTAAAATTGCCGCTCCTAAAGCTAACCATGTGGTAGGTGGCACCATAGCGATTGCAGCTCCTAGACCTTTAAAAGCGGTAGAAAAACCTGCACCAATTCCTCTTGCAGCCACACCTATGGCACTACCTACAGCACGCACAATTGGTGCTATGCCAGATAATGCAGTTTTAATACCTTTACCGATACCTTGTGCAGCTGTTGATATGGCTGTACCAGCAGACTTAACGATATTACCCAAACCGTTAAATATTTTAGTGATAATCCCACCACTTCTTTTAGCACCGTTAGCAGCTTTATCTGTCCCTTCTTTGGCTTTGTTTCCAAAGAAACCAAATTTGCTGCCAATTTTATCCAAAAAAGAACCAATGACGCTTTGTCCCGTTAATTTTTCGAATAACTTTAACCCTCCCCCGACTGCGGCAAAAGTAGCTATCCATGATTGCAATTGTCCGGGATCCATTTTACCAACAACATCAGCAATAGCTTTTGCAAAATTAGACACATGCTTTACAATTCCGCCTACAATAGAGCCAAAGGTTTTCCAACTGCCTCCACTCATAGCGCTAGCGACATTTTTTAAAGCTCCCCAAACACTCTGCAAAGATCCTGAAAAAGCACTGATTGCTCCAGTTTGCTTGAAACCGTCCCAAAATTCTTTAACCTTTGAAGTGACAGATGAAATCGTCGATGAAATATTAGATACAATTTTATCGATATTAATTCCTTCAAGGAATTTCCCAAGATTACTGGCAAACTTAGAAAAATCAACTTTATCGAGTTGTTTACCGATTGAAGCAATCGCTCTAATTCCAAATTGGTTCACTTTTTCAAACGCTGGTTGCAATTTGTTGGATAAGCCTTCTCGCATACCGTCGATAGCTTGGTCAACCGTTTTGAACTCAGTTGCCATCTTTTGGAAACTCTTATCATTGCCTGCTTTTTTTACCGCCTCCAAAAAGTCACTGGTTTTAACTCTACCAGCCTGAATATCAGCGACGAGTTCATCAAGATTTTTACCCATAGATTTAGCGACTTTAGCCATACCCGCGGGTGCTTGCTCCAACATTATCCTAAAATCTTGCCATGCAACTGTTGGTCTTCCAACAGCTTGTGTCATTTGCTGACTAATTGATTTCATGGCCTGCTTCGGATTTTCAGCAGATGCAGCTAACCCGCCAAAAGCTTTTACGAGCTTTCCGGTATCTTTCACACCAACTGCTGCTAACTGTGCATACGTGCTAGCCATATCTGATGCCGAGTAGATTGTTTTAGTTGCATAGTCTTGCATCGCCGTTTTAGCTGCCAAAATTTGTTTTTTCCCAAACCCAATGTCCGCTAAATTTGCGTCAAAAGTTTTCCACGCTTTCGCTGAACTATTCATCTCGCCAAGCATAGAGCCAAGGCCTGATGACACTGTCCTTGTCATTGCCGAGATAGCTTGCCCAGCTAGGTTAGCCCCAAGCATGTTTTTAAACATGGAACTAGCTTTTTGAGACACCGATGAAAAACCGGTTGAACGCTTTTCCAAGCCATCGATTGAACGGATTGCCGATTGTAATGTTTTGCCAAAGGTTTTATCAACAGCTGTCAAAACCGCTTCAACAGAATAAGATTCTCCCATTTAACCTCCTTTCTTTAAAGGTTAGCTTTGAGAAGTAAATCCATACCTTTCTTGTCGTAACCTTCATCATTTTCTTGGGTGATTTTTCGGATTTCTTCCTCATAATCAAAAAAGTCCTTGAATTTTTTATAAACAGGGACTTCTTTTTTATTTTTCTTGCCACCAACAAGTTTTGTTGCCGTAACTTGATGGTTTATCCAAGCTTGTTTGTGAGCTTTATGTGATTCATCAACAGCCGCTAGTGCTTTGCCTGTCATTAATAAATCATATTCATACAAAGTTAATCGCCCGATTTCATTGATGTCGGTCATACCGAGGTATCTAATGCAATTAAGCACAATCATCTCAAAGCTTTCTTGAGAAGAATAATGTTCATTGGACCTTTTTAGGCTTCTGCTGATACCTCTGCTAGATTTTTCTCTACTCGAGCCATAAATAACTTTGAAGCGTTTGACTGACGCAGCTCGTCTAGAACATCGTCGAAAAGTTTTTCGATATCTTCGACCTCATCAATGTAGTCGTAAATGTCGTTCAAGCTTGGACGAGGTGATTCTGTAATAGTTCCGACATGAATGATTTCGGCAAGTGTCACAACATTACGCTCAAACAAAAATGGGATCGTTGATTGTAAGCCAGTACCGAATTTCATCCCATCACGTTCTGTAACATGATTTTTATCCATTTCAGCAACAAATCGTGTGCCAAATTTTACGTTATGAGTTTTTCCTTTAATTTCCAATTGCATTATTCTTTCTCCTTTAAAAATAAAAGGTTGGATACTAAATCCAACCTAACCGTTACATTTCAAAGCTGTTTTCTTTTTTAGTTTCTTCGCTGGTTGTATCTTTAAATGCGTACTGTACAGCTGCCTTTTGTTCTGTTGTCAATGTTGCGAACCCTTTTTTACCAACACCATTGATGGCAAACTCCATTTCAATTTCAATATTTTCTTCTGCGTTTTTCTTAGCGCTGAAGCTTGAAATGTATCCTTGGTAGTAAGTCGCTAGGTATTTACCGCTTCCTTCGCTTGTTCCAGTATCATTAATACCCCAAACTTTTGCAATCTCGTCTTCGCCGTTTTTGCTTGCTTCTTCTGAATCAATATCCCAAATTTCTACAAGCTCACCATCCTCCATGGCTTTTTCTAGTTTAGCTGCTAGTGTGTCACCTTTGGATAAAATAGATTTTGCTTTAAAGTCGTACTCCAAAGCCCCCACGGACTGGATAATACCATCTTTAGTCTTTTGACCATCAACATCACGACTTTTACCAACTTCGTGTTCTGTTTGAAAAGCAAGTTTAGCTGCTTTTTCTTTTCCCGCTTCCTTCAATAAACGGAATAATAGGATCGCATGAATCCCTTGTTTTGCTTCTAATTGTGTTGTTTGTTTTTCTGACATTACTTCTTTCTCCTCCTTTTTTATTTCTTTGCTAGATCCTGGCATTTCTGCCTCCTATCTCAAATTAAATCTAAATGTGACAATCGCTCGTTTAAGAGGTGTCACAGTTGTTGTGTCATCTAACATTTGAATAGATGATTGACGAGTATTTAATGACCAGCGAAAAACGTCAGAACTCTCTACTGTCAAAGCTTGCGAAAAAATAGCAGATGCCATGTCAGACACCTGCTTCCGTTTTTTCTGCAACCCCCAAACAGACAATGTAAGTTCAACTGAACCTTTAATGTCGTCTTTATTTGGAATATATTCCGCATCAGTAGATTCCATTTCCACAAATGGATATGGAACTTCAGTCATCGGTTTATAATCGTAAACCTTAAAACCTAAAGACTGGATGCGTTTAAACATTTCATCAAAAATAGACTGATCTCTAGTTTTAATCATTTGACAAGCGCCTCCAAATCTTTTCTAAATTTTACTTTTTGTTCTTTTAGAGCTGGCAACACAAACGGTTGTTTGCTCATAAAGCGAGTTCCTCTTTCAAGGTAGCCAGCATAATGAGTTCCTGGTTTAACCGTGACACTAAGTCCACCATCGCCGATTTCCATGGTAATAGAACGTCTGGTTGCACCTGTTGAATAACCTTTTGTAAATACCGCTTTATTAATCATTTTTCTTTGAAGCTGTGTTCCATTGTCTCTGACAATCTTCTTGACAGCGTCTTTTTTGATAATAAGCTCAAGTTTCTTTTTTAAACCAGCTGTTCCAACTACTTTTAAAGATATATCAGCCACCAATAGAATCATCTCCTTCCAGATAAAAAACGGTCTCAGATTGCTTACTTGCCTGCGCTTTGTATCTCTTGCCCTCATACTCGCAATAATCAAATGCTTCTGTATAAGGCCGCTTTAGATAGATAACTTTACGATCCTTTTGATAATCTCCAAAAATCTGTACAGACTTTTCCATACCCATATCCATCGCAAAACAAGGCAAAGTCCTGCTTATAACTTCGGTATGTGTATATTCTCCTAAATCTGGATCATATCGCTCATCTGTCGCCTTTACGAACGTGATTCTATCTGCATCTCTCATAAAAAGTACAATCCCCCTTTACGAGATTTGTCCTTGATTAAGTCAAGCTTTGCCATAATCATGTTATCGTATGGTTCAAACTCATCCAAAAAGTCGTAGTATGTCGTCGTATGACCTTCCACACTCTCGCTTTTTGCCCTCTCGGCACCTCTACGGTTAAATCTAGCAATTAAGCAATCCTCTAGAACAAAACTAAAAGCGCTGTCTATTTCGACAACACCGTATTTAGCTTTAAAATGGTCTGTAACGCGTTTTAGCAACATGTTAAGTAAATTGTCTTGCATAACATCATCTATACCTAAATCGAGCTTTACGTTAGCTATTATGCTGTCTGTGTTTATCTCTTGCATAAACACCTCCTAGCTAGCTGACTGTTTTAAAAGTTCCAACAATTCTGGTTTTTTGAGTTTAGAATCATATTCGACCCCTAATTCGTCAAGCTTTGCTTTGATTTCGTCAACTTTTAACTTATCTAGGTCGACTTCTTCAACAGTATCAAGTTTAGGAGTATTTCCGGCCAAGTAACCATTGGCTGTCAATTCCTCGATACGATCTCCTTTGTAATCATCGCCTACATAATAAGCATTAGTCGTCACTTTATCTCTAAAAGCCTTAATAACTTCGGCCATAAGCACCTCCTTAGCCTTCTTGTAAGGCGTCGATAATTTGTACTTCTTCCAAGCGTTCAAACGATGGCAAAGCAATCATAGAAACTTTTGTTTGGACATTTACTGGATCTGTTGTCTTAGTAGTGGTAATCGTAATACCTGTTTCAACGATTGATACTTCAGCATCCGTCGCTTCACCACCTAGCAAATCTGATTGCTCTGGAGTAGTACCAAATACTGTGTAACCAAGATTGCCGTTAGGAACTAAAGTTGCAAATCCATCTGGGAAGTATTTACGAGATTCACCATCATCACCAACAAACATGCCATCTTTTAGGATAACTTTGACTTGCAGTTCATCTTCAAGATATGTGTTTAGGTCGCGTTTAGTAACCGCTGCCCCATCTGGTGCCATAGGCTTCACGACATCTAAAGTGTTCTCTGCGTTTTTAATCAAACTAAATGTCTTAGAGTTCATGATGATAGCTTCTGGTACAAAGCCACGTTCTGCCATTTTTTCGATAGCACCTTCGATGTCTTTAAGTGGTGTAGCAGTGTTTGCCTCAGACCACTTATTTGTAACTTTTGTTGTCTGCTCTTTGGTCATTCCGTAGTCAATATCCTTCATCACACCGTTTGAGCTGATGTGAATTTTACCTTTAGATAACACTTCCATGCGCATTGCTTCAAGGCGTGCTTTAGCACCTGCAATAAGCGTAGCCTGGTCATTGTAGATAGATGCCAAGATGGTGTCGATAAGTTCGTTATTTTTAGTTTGAGACAAAATGTTAAGCTGTTGACGGTCCGCTTCCTTGACAACCATAGCCTCTTTGAAGAATGGCATTTCTTCGTCAAGCAATTCAACAGCCATGCGGTCGCGTAGTGGCACTTTAGTATCAAAAGCAGCCGCTTTAAGAGTAACCGGTTTGCCAGCAGCACCTTTAATAAATGACAGTTTAAGACCTAGTTGTTGTTTTGGGGGAAATGCATTTTCCCCTAGCGTGTTTTCGACATTTTCGTTTTTAGCATTGTAAAAACCTTTAATATTTTCAGATGTGATAATTTCGTGGATCAATGCCATGTTTATTTACCCCCTTTGATAAATTGGATGTGCGGTAATTTTTCTTCCAAATCTTCATATTTTTTCGCAATAGATGAATCAGCAAGCTTATCTGCATTGATAGTCCCACGATAGACACAAGAACCGACTGCGTCACCGTTCGTTAAATCTACATCTGTAAGCAAAATCCCGCAGATGTTATTCTCACTTCCTACGGCACTGTTTGCGACTGCTTTTACTTTTTGCTTACGGTCTTTAAATACTGATTCCGAAACACCTGCCAAAACTGTCCCCGCTGGAACAACTTTTTTACCGATTTCGTTTGAATCTAAAGTTACAGAAATAGCTTCATAGTCGAGATTGTGTAGAATCTCTTTAGATGTTGTTACTTTACGTTTAATCATGTTTTCCTCCTAAAAAAGCTTGGTGCTTTGTTGTGCTGTCTTACTAGCCAAGTTAGCACCGTAATTGGTTTGTTTGCTCAATCCACCGCCTGTTGACGGGGTAGTCTGGCGTACAAGAGCCTTGCGGTCATCAGCGATAACTTTAGCAAATGCGTTTGCTAAAGTTGTTACATTTGCTTTTGTTTGCTCTGCATCTAAAGTCACAACTAAACCAAGCACGTCATCGTTGACGTTGATTTCAGATTCCGCAAACATTTGACGAGCTACTGCTGTCAACTCATTGCGTGTCTTATCGTTTTTTAGCTCTTGCAATTCATCTAACAGCTTCTGCTTTTCGTAGTCTGCTTTCTCTTTTTCATTCATCTTAGCCATTTTTTTAGCTTCCGATTTCTCCGCTTCTTGTTCTGACTTCCACTTTGCAAACTTTTTGTCGATGATGGCATCCACATCTGCATCTGTGTACTTTTTTTCGTCTTGCGGTTGTTTTGCTTCTGGTACCACTTGCTCTTCAACCGTTTCAACTGTTTGTGTTTCTTCTGCCATGGTCGGCACCTCCTATGTTTTAAATCGTCCCCGATTATAAATTCCATAGCTTTTTACGTCATCAATGCTTGGACATAATAAAAAGTCGTATTGCTACGACTTTGAAGTGAATTAAATAAATAACAGTCTAAAAGTTTCACGACCTTTTGGAGTTATTAAGGTTTGAGTTCCTGCCCAGTTGGTCTTTTCGTTAACACTTTCCTTGACTTCAAATAACCCGTTATTTTTATCTGCAAACGGCATAAGCTTACCTTTCTTGTCTCTGTAAACGTATTTCTTATCAAGTAGAAATTGAATGAATCGTCGTTCCTTAACATTTAATTGTTTAGCAGTTTCACGGAAACTAGTCAATAAATTGCGGTCAACCAAATCATCAAAATAATCAGCCTTTGGCTTCATAACCATGTTCTCAACGCTCAAAATTGACTTCTCAGCCTCTAACTGACGACTGCGCTCCTTTTCCTCTTTTAACTCATTGGCAAGCCGTATGAGGAAGTCTGGGCTTGTCAGCGCCTGCTCTAAAGTCTGTTCGGTCATATATGCGCCGTGTTTGCGGATTGATGGTAGGACTTCCGATGTTACCCAGTCCGCAAACTTTTCAGCTTCTGGCTTGCGAGATTGGAAGACTAGCTTGTAGAAGTTGCTTTCGTTGATGAAGTTGGCTTGTTGAGTTCCGCCATTCGTGAGGGTGTCACTAGTAGTTACACCCTTTGGATTCAATCGTTCAAGTGTCTTTCTTGGATTGCTCAATTCTAAAATTTTACAACAATCATTCAGATTGAAAAACGGTTCACCATTAATATCTGCTGTCCTAACTTCTCCAAACTGTTCATTTTTAAAAATTTGTAATTCCATGTTATTTTCCTTTCATTTTATAAATTGATGTTACTAAAATTCACTTCCCTTTTTGGCGCACTTTAAAAGAGCTTGCTCTCAATAATCTCAGCTTCATCAGTTGCATTTAGTAAAAGAAAAGAAATTTCATCTAAAGTGCCATTTAACAAAGTAAACTGTTCATTGAATGTATCAAAGAATTTCTTCGACATTGCTGTAAAAGCCATATCATCTTTTAACCGTACCCATGATAACATTTCTGTCATATTCGTTGCCATTTCGACCGTTCTACGAATATCACAAAGTTCATGGCCTAGTTTTGTTAATTGTTCTTCTGTTAATGCGATCTTAGCCATAATAAAACTCCTATTCGTTTTCAAGGTACACAAATAGAAGTCTGTATGGTATAATATTTACAGACACTATTTGTGTTGAGCGATAACGTATGACCCTATTCTTGGCGGGAGCAGGTCGTACGTTATTTTTTTATTTCGTTGTAGACTTTATCGAGTCCTAGCATCAATATTTCTGTTTTCGTTTTTCCTGTATGTTTAGCACAATACTCTAGCATTGCGACTTCTTCATCAGTCATGCGAATCCTAGTGTTATTTTTGCGAGGATTTTCACTCTTAGGTCTTCCGATTTTCGCTACCATTTCATCACCTCTTTTCTGGTAACACAATAATTATATAACTGTGTTACCAGAAAGTCAAGAGGTTTTTTTAAAAAAATTGACTTTTTTTCGCCTTCAATGCTATATTTATCTCAAAGATTAAAATAAAAGAGGAAAAATAATGGGATTTTTTAAAGATTTACTAAAAAGCTTCGCCGAAAGCACCAATAACGAAGTTGTTATCACTGAAAAAAAGATTAGCCCATCAGATCGCAAATCTGACGAGAAAAAATATTATCGTTTTCTAGAAAAGCGTCCATATATCGTCGACTTTTACGGACGACCTTTTGATATGCCAGCTTATAACGACTCGTTTAGAACGCCTGAAGGTTATAAGTTAAGAGAGTTACTGCTCTTGGTTTGGTGGGGGAAATCTAAAAAAGGTCGCAAATCTTCGATAGCGATACCAAAATACTACTTCAATACCTACAATCTAAATGCAACTAGGTTAACCAATGACTTTTTAAACAAAGGTTTACTTTTAGATGACGGCGAAAAAGTTACACTGACCGAGCAAGGGAAGAAGCTCTATGCTAAATATCAAACTCTTTGGGAAATCCATTCTTTCAAATCAATACCTACCAATCTTGATATTGATTTCCCTGATTGGGACTTGGACATATTCACTTTGGAATTTTATAAATTAAAAAATAGATATCTGAAAACAGAAATTAGGTACTACACTAACTTTATAGAGTTTTTGAGTGAATCATCTTATCCAGAATCTGCTCAAGAGCGTATGCGTGATATTGAGATGTACCAAAATTTCAAGAATCATGATATTACCGAAGCGCTTGACTTAACTGAGAAAATTGAAATCTTAAAAGACATTATTAAAGCTAAATAGTCTATTTTCGCTGACTTTCTGGGCAGTTGTCACGACTAACCAACAGAAATACTTCATTTCTTACCCCACTTCCGTTTGTAGTTTTTCTTGATGTAGTTAACCGTGTCACCAATTGCCTTGATGGCTGCTTGATTATTTAAAGTAGCAGCTTTAACAGACGTAAACTCTCCATTTATTGCTTGGACGTTTTGTTGTATAATCGCTCTCAGCTCTGCAATTTGTCTGTTTTGATTCTTAATAGCTTCAGCTTGCATGGCATTCTCTGCGATAAGCAACACAATAACCTGTTCGAGTTTACGTTTTTTCTTGATGCGTTTATTCATTACCTTCTCCTTTATTTAACTTTGTTGCACACGACATTTCAGGGACAAAATTTCCCGCAGCTTCTAAGGCTTTTTCGTAAGCTTCTTTTGTTTCATTGACTTTATTCATGATTTGCTGGAATTCGTCTTTGTTTTCCCAAGTGATTTCGAAATTTAATGATATTTTATTCATTTTTTTCTCCTGTTTTTAAGCATAAGAAAAGCACTTAACTATAATAGCTAAGCGCTTGATTAATATGCAAAATCTAACTTATTTTTTATTTTTTGATATAGCTCTAAAACATCTTCCGGAGTATCATCTCTGAAAATGAATTTTTTCTTGTCGCCAATGGTTTCATCGCCTACAATCCATCGGCGGATGATTTTAGAAAACGTTAGCACTTCTTGAGTCGGTCTTGACATCATTTCCATCTGAATACCTCCTTTATTTTTTCTAACAATAGCGGATCTGATAATTTATCTCCCGCAGTCATTGCCTCGGCTATAACTTCGTTATATTTCCCTTGTAAACTAGCAACATCGGCATACTCGCTTATTTTATATAAATAATTATAATCAGATTGCTTTTGTTCTTTAATATAGGAAACTAGAGGCGAATCAAGTGCATTTTTTGCCTCTTCAAGTGTATTATAACGCTTTTTATTATGTTTGTAAAATTGTTTAGCAGTATCCCAATGTTTTTTGTGGGTTAACTCATGCACTAGAATACCGTTTAAGTCGGCAGCCGCAAAGTAGTTATCCAGCAGCATATCACTCACAGCGGCTTTTGAATTCAACAAATCACTTATAAACAAAGTGTCTTGTTTATAATCATATCCCGCCCAGCCTTGGAGCTTAGCTTTTTTAACAAATACAATTTTAGGAATGCTATACCCTTCTAAGTTGTCTAAATGCTCTCCAACACCTTGAATCGTATCTCTAATTTTTTTGGTATTATCTTGCGCCCAAAAATCATATCTTGTGCCGACAACTTTCTTGGCACTTACTCGGACATCTTTGTTAATGATAAAAGATTGAGTTTTAGCCATCAAATCAATATTGTTCATGTTTCGATTATAGTCCAATTGCCTGTCTGTTGCAACACCACTTTCATCTACCCCTACAATCGCACAACGACAATACGGGTGAAACGGTGGGGAACTTTCCCCTGTTCTCCACTTATCGAGATGATACGGCCCATGTTTGGCTATATCCTTACAAATATCACATGCTCTAGGCTCTGGGATAATATCAAACATAGTAAAACCATTCTCTACCATGGATAATCTACCAACTTCCATTTGCACCCTTGCATGCTCTGTTATTGCTAGTCGCTTTGCGTAAAACGCCGACACATCAAACTCTCGTCTAATATCTCTTGCGATAGTTAAGCCGTTTTTACCTCTTAGGATAGCACTTTGGACGCTTTGAGATATGATGCTGCGTAACTTATCTTGCCTGTCCCAAATGTTAACTGACCATTTTGCTCCTTTGAAATTAGCATTAATAACTGCATCAGCTAAACTTTTTACACTCGCTTGGCTAGCAACTGATAATCCTAATAGCCCAGCTTGAAACTCGGTTTCTTTGCGATACCCTTCATCAAGAAATCTCTTGGTTAGCTTGTGTTCGCCGTTGGCAAGTTCTTGCATTTCTAAATCAATGTTTAAGCGCAATAGTTCCAAGGCGTTTGTTTTCATGACTAAGTTGTAAATAGACATGTCTGCATTTTCTTGGTGAGTGAAGTCATCTCTTGTTACCGTTTTACCCTCTTTTCGTAGCTTCTCAGCCTTTGCAACAAGTTCCTTAGCTTTCTTCTGGTAAGCAGAAATATCAAGCTCAGAAGCTCTCTTACGGGCTTCTGAAAGGTCTATTTTCTCTTTGTCAGCATAACGTTGATAAAACGACTCAATTTCTTTTTCGATATTCCTGAAATGATAATCGTGCAATTGCTTCATGGATTGCTCAAGAGAGATATCGTCTGCCTCTTTAGCATCCATTTCTTTCTTGATACGGTCACGCCAGTATTTACTCTTTCTGATGGTCATGTGATAACTCCCTATCAGTCAATCTACTGGTTTCTTCTAACTTCCGCGCTAGTTGACTACGTGATTTCGACTCGCTGTTGATCAGGCTAATTTCTTTCTTAGCATCTTCCACAATATCTGTGATAGCCATGATGGTACCTTGCGATAATTCCCCACCCAATGCTTTAAAGGCTTCAATCTTTTCTTGTAGCGACTTAGGTAGGTTTGGCGTAAATGTGATTTTAAGCTTGCTGATGTCAAAGTCATCAATTTCTTTAAGCAGTTGGCTTACACGAGCGATTAGTTTGTACCTACGTTTAAGCGATTGCTCAAATAAAGCTTGCATATCAACACGCTCTTGATCAAGACCAAACACTTTCCACTTCAGTGCCTCACCGGATTGTTGACCGGCAAATTTTGTGTCGGTCATGTCTGGCGTATTGGTAAATTTATGGATGTCGGACACAATACGATTTTTATAGGCTTCGGTTCCTTGTACGTCATATTGTTTATATAGATATTTGGCATCTACGGACCCTTCACGCCCGTCTTGGTCGACAGGAGGCTCTAAGTTAAGTAATCTAGCTTTACGCATCTTACGTAAGTATTCAATGGCTTTTTCGGCAGTGTCGACATAGCCAGGAAATGATACACGACCAATGATTGCCAGAATTGCATCTGACAAATCTTGCATGTAGTTAGCTGTGTCAGACTGCGCTGCATCATACAAGTCGATTAAAGACAACTCTGTCTCGTAGTCGCCCATGCCATCATCTGTGTTGAGATACTCCGTGATTGGCACTGAACCAAACGCATGAGAGGAAGCCTCTCCAATAGGTGTTAGATCACCATCATATTCAAACTTCAGGATTTTATTATCGGTGTAAAGTTCGACTATTTTTGTTGTCCCATCTAATTGATTTTTGTTGTAATATCGCACACCAGCCAAGCTTGATTGCTCTAGGTTATTTTGATAGATAACAAATACTTCCCGTGGATCTAGTCTAACGACCTCTGTCTTGTCATCCATACTACGGTAGATCAATTCAAATGCTCGACCAACTTTGGATAGGTCTTTTACCAGTCTGCGGTTAAGTTGATGGAAATTATTTTTAACAGATAAGTCCTTTAATAAGTCTTGTTGCTGCTCAGTACCATCGATATACTCTACACGAATAGGATTCCCCACCAAATAGCCCTGTTTGAGCGTTGAAATATACTTGCCGTAGTTATGCACAGCACGCACGTCAGCCATGTCATCGTCTTTCCTACGGCCTGTTTCGCTGATGGTGTGGTTATTTCCCTCTGCATAGTCTAAAAGCTCTTGTATGCGTGGTTTTTGCACTTTCTCGTGGTGTTCAATCATTTCACGGAGTAGCTTATATTTTTCGGTTAACAAGCTCTCTAGACTTTCCACTTGATACCTCATGCGAGCTTCACGGTGGAACCTAAACTCTAATGTTTTAGTCTTTCCTGTACTATCTCTAAATGATTCTGTGTACATTATTTTCCTTTCTAGTAGCCAAAACCAGCCCTAAGAACTTCAAACTGATTTGACTGTTGTAAAACTTCTCCTATTTTGTCTATGTGAGGAATAAATCCGTACTGACAAGCATTAACCGTATGGTCATTTCTGTCTTCAGGCTCATCTTTATCTTCTTTCCAGGAGTAAACTTCCAGTTCATGAATATGATTTTCACAGTCTTCAACAACATAATAAAAGCCTTGCTTTATCCACCCTGCCATTAAATTGATACGATCAATGATTTTTAACTTTTTATTGGCATTCATGAACTCATAAATCAGCCCGTTATTAGATGCATATTTTTTTAATTCCATCATTGTCGCCTGGTCTGCATTATCAACATAAACTCTTCTTGCAAAACCCCAGACATCTTTGCAATCATCCAGAAACCGATGTAGTTTAACAACAACGTCAGACGGGGCAATTTTATCTCCTTCTAAGTCTTTGTTGTTATAGACTTTTTCAGTAAGTGTCACAAGCACTCCTTTGCTAGTAATACCTTGGAAGATAAAAGCAATAGTATCATTTGAATGCTCTGAATAAGAAGTGTCGACCCCACAAGAAAACTGCACAAAACTGTAAGTTTTCGCTTGTTGTTTTGTGATAACATTTGTTTCTCTTCTGAACATAGGGAATACTAACCCTTCCGAACGACCTCTAAGTCCGAGAATTTTATTCTTATACATCTTTGTGCCAATAGGAGCGGAATCAATCTTCTTTTGAATCGCTTCTTCGGTCAACGAGAGATTATCCTTAAACGTAAAGAACCAGTATTTCCACTTGGGATTTACTGGTTCTTTTAACTCTGACAAAATTTCTTTTGGTACATCATCCTCATATTTTTTATAGGGTCTCGAACGATTGATGAATTCTTTGTAAATTGGTAAGTTCGGGTCATCAGGGTTAAGTGTCGCCATCATGTAATCATTACGAGTTGACATCTCTCGAACAAACTCAATGTTTGCCGTGTTGACCTCATCTATGTAAACACAACCATACTGACCACCAAGGACAAGTGTCCACTTATCTTTATTATCATAGCCAAGCACATAAATAATTTTACCTTCGAATTTAATGTGAGGGAGTTTAGCATCTTTATCCCCATCTGGTCTATAAATTGCTGATTTATGAATATCTAATATGCCATTATCTTGATTGATCAAGTTTTTTTCTGCGACACCGACAGTTTTCGCTGCGATAATGTGGAATTTTTTTGTACTACGACTAACAGCTCGCATAAATTTAACCCCGACACCAACGGTCGTTTTCCCAGCGGCAGTTGTTCCTTCTAAAAAGTCGGCATCAACATTTTTAAAACTATTGCAAAAATCAATGTACTTTTGCGATAAAGGAAACTCACTATTCAAGTCCTTCACCACCTAACTGACTGACAATGTCGTCAAATTTCTTAGCTTCTGTTACAGTTGCGTTGAGGTCAACTTTTTCCGTAAATAATCCGTATCTTTTTCCTAAATCAACCGCTGCGCTTTTCCTAGTCGCTACATTAGGCCTAGCTTCAATCACTTTTTGAGTACCTTCTCCATCCAGGACTAGCAAAGGCTCTTTAACTTCTCCTCGCATAACAGCTGTCAAAAATTCCATCACCTCTTGTTGATCAGCGACGCGTTCAGATTTTAATTCTTCTAACCTTTCGTCTATATAGGCCCTTACCATAGCATTTGATAGCAGTCGACTACCATTAACCTGAGCAACAGAATCCTTTTTTATATTAGGGTAGGCCTTTTTGTATGCTTTTGTAGCATTTAAACAGATGATGTACTCATCGGCAAATATCTTTTGTTTTTCAGTCATCCCATTTTCCACCACCTCCAATCCATAATAAAAAGCCACCACAATTGGTGACTAATTGGTTAACCATAGATAAATAGCGAATGAATGCTAAGCCTATTGCCTACCCCATTCTGGGACACTTCTATTTATCAAACAGGCTTTGCACGAATCGAACGTGCATAAACGACCATTAAGCCCACTAACCACAAGCAAGGTTGCGACCCTTGTTTTACTTGTGGTTAATCAAATGAGTCAATCTGTGGTGAATACGTACACGTAGACTATACAGCCGATCTATGTATCTTTTTTACCAATCGTCATTGGTAGGAATATGACTATCAACCAAGTAAAAACCAGTATATCAGTGCGTGACTGCCTTTCGGGATACTGGGTCGCGCCTCTTCTGGGCGCTGATTGAGACGGCAGGAATCGAACCTGCATACCCAGTTGTCGTCTCAACTCGCTGTACCGCCATCAGGCTACAAAATAACAAGTTTGATTGTAGTTAAAGTTGGCGACTAAATAAATAGTCAGTTGGTAAAATGGTTATCTCTTCTTGTTATTTTGATAGTACTATAATAACATGAATATTTATATATAAAGTACATAATTATTCCATATTAATTCCAACTTTTTTCCAATTTCTCAACAAGCAACACTCCCTCTTTGTATAGCTCTGAAAACGACATCAAAGCATTATCTAGCATGTTGTAATACTGACTTTTCTCGTAGCCAAGATTTGTATAAATATCACAATCAGTCTTTGGATATGTAAGCAAGTACTTATCAATCAGTATCAATCTATACTCTGGATCGAATATCCCGTTGACCGCTCTCTCAATCGCATCTAGCTCCTGTTCTGCCGATACACGATTAAGCGCTAGTTTTTCCACCGGCTTGCTAGGGACTCCATGCGGTTGCCTTGGCTCAAATGAGTAAGTAGCTGTAACTTTTTGAGTATCTACGTCATTTGCTATCCTCCGCCAGCGTGGATACTCTCTCAATTTACGCTTGGCATTAGATTTTGTTTTTTGGATGTCAATCTCTGGAAAAAACGTCATGAAAGCCCCCGATGTGGTATAATTTAGTTAAGCTTAAATTTAACCAAGGAGACGTTCCGTGTGGACGTCTTTTTGTTTTGTGGAGAAAAGCCCTCTCTTTCCTTTTTATTTGACACAGGCGCAGGATGTCAGTGTTAGCGCCTTGCATAATAGCCGGTGACCGATAACCAGCGTTAGATTTTGTTTTTTTGGTTAAGGAGATTCTTATCACATTCTTTTTTAATTAATTTCGGTCTATGCCACATAAGCCGATTAAAACCTATGTAGCTAATCATTTTTTCGACTTAAATTGTTGTAGGGTACATTTATATTAGCTAGGCGTTTCATATTCCCAGAAGTGCGTTCTTGCCGTGTTTTTGAAGCTTAAAATCGATACTATGACTATTTCCTTCTTGGTGGTTTAGCAAAGGGACTGACAGTTCCTGTCTTCATTTTCGCACAGATATAGATGCGCCTTCCTCGGCCATCGAATTCCTCTGAGAGAATCTCGTACAGTTCGATGCGTTTTTCTATTTTCGTAATATGCCTACGGACGTTAGTTTCAAAAGTCCAGTAGTCATCCAATTTGTCGTAATGAATAACTGTTTCTCTTTCTTCTCGTAAATATGCCATCTGTTACCACCATTCCCTTAACACTTCTGATAGTTCATAATGACTTTCGAGTAATAAGTCAAATGTTGCATCTGGATTAAGCACCATTTCTTCAAAGTCATTCTCGCATTTATCAATTAAATCTCTTAGCCTATTTACTAAATTTTTGATTTCTCTTTTATTCATTCCGTCACCTCAATAACTTCGTAATTATCGTCATCGAATACATTAAAACCTGATTCTTCTAAAGCTTTTCTAGTGTGGCTAGCATTAAGAGATAAAGTACCAATTCCGTTAAAGAACCAACATTCGCTATTCTTATCAAAATTTAAGTAATTTTGGTTAGGGCTTAGTCGTTTATCTCTGACTTTATATTTCTTTTCTTTTTTGACTGTGTAGCCATAAGTCCATGCAAAAACAAAATCATTGTGGTGGTCAATCGCCCAAAGCCACACATCATGGTAATAACCGCCATGATTATCAAGGGTAAGATTTTCATACATATCTATCGCAGAAGAATCATCAAATGATTGTTTCTGATCCTCTATCCAATTAGCCACGAATCGTGGTATTTCTGGTTTTTGCTGGTCCAGCAACTCTTCTTTTGTTTTAGCTTTAAATGATGATGCCACCTCATCGCCATCAAGCGTCCTGTAACGACGTTTGCAAAAAAACTTATCTGGACCTATGTTTAAACCTTCTCGTTTAACTGGTAAATATAATACTTCGTTAATATTCATTTTGTACCTCGGTTAATATTGATATAGCTTTTTCGTATCTCTCAATCAATTTTTTTGCATTTTCCATATCTTCAAAGCGTTCGTCGTTGTAAAAACCTTTAAAAAAATCTAGGTTATCTTCTAGTGCTTCTATCGGTGTCTGTAAGTCGGCTGTGTTAATCAATTCTGGCATATTTCATCCCCCATTTCCAGTTTTCTCAAAGTAAAATTTACCATCAAAAGGTTTTACTTCAACAATTCCATAATCAGCGCCTAACCTACTTATGAAAGGTTGCATAATTCTTTCATGTATTGTTTTTAACTGTTCTCTAAATTTTTCAAGTGATAATGTTGATTTATAAAAATTGCACGACTGGCAAGCTGGCATATAATTGCTAACGTCATCAGCACCACCGTTTCTAAAAGCTTCAAGGTGGTCCACTCTAAGCGTTTTGATGTCTAAGATTTTTCCGCAATAAGCACAGTGACAATCATATTTTTCAAGGACAAGTTGCCTAGTCTTTTTACTTATTGATTTACGTCTCACACTATCCCCCATTCCCTGTCAGCTCAGCAATCCGCTTAGTCTGTCTAGCCCTATCTTCGCTAGCACCTAGCTGTTTCATGAACTTCACAATGCTCCTGATTCTGGTTTTGTCTCTGCTCATTAAGTTACCTCTTTCGCCCATTGCCAATATCAGGCGCTTCAATCTCGCACCAATAAAAATCATCATAATCATTATTGTATAAAGCGATCCCGGTATCGACGTCAGTCATGCAATCAACATCGTAATGGTCATTTTGGTAAATCAATACATCTCCGTCAAGTTCAGGGATTTGACCGTCCCAAACCTCATCGCAACTGAACTCTACCTTTTCTTCCTCTGTTGTTTTTCTCAAATAGCAATGTTTCCAATTCATTTTTCATCTCCCGTTCCCTGTCAGTTCAGCAAACTTTACAAATGTCATCCAGTGAGTTGTCCCGCGTTGTTGACCAAAAAGCGGTTTAAATGGAATTGCTGACAAAACTTCTCTTACATTAACCTGGCAATCAGACCATTTAAAAACTAAAGTTCCTCCTACTTTTAGAACTCTCATACACTCTTCGAAACCTTTTGAAATATCTTCTTTCCAGTTTTCTTTATCAAGTTGGCCATACTGAGCTTTCATAATTGAGTTTTGTCCAACATATTTTAAGTGTGGCGGGTCGAAGACAACCAGGTTAAAGCTATTACTTTCAAAAGGCATGTCACGAAAATCACCATTTACATCAGGGTTGACATTGATTTTTTTGCCGTGCATCTCAAATTTTTCTTGTCTGACGTCCATAAAAGTTGTGTGAGGTTCGTTTTTATCAAACCAAAATAGGCGACTTCCACAACAAGCATCTAAAATCTTGATGTCTGTCATTCTCTATCCTCCATTACCTGTCATTTCCGCAATCCGCTTTGTCTGTCTAGCTCTATCCTCACTCGCACGCTTAAGCTGCTTTTGTGTCCTGCTTAGTTGTGTCCGCAGTCCGTATATCTGCGGTTCGTAGTAACTTTTAAGTGATATGCCAAACCCTGATACGACAATCAGCATAATAGCTAAAAACGTGATGATAACATTCTTTTTGTTAATCTTACGCTGCTGTTCGTCCATTGTGTCAACTAAGTAGTCGAGTAGTTCTTGTTCGGCAGTCATTCTTCCACGCTTTCTAGTAACCCTGGATTTTTGTGTATATTCCCGATAACTTCTCCTGGTCCCCACAATTCGTGATAAAGTCTTTCGTAACCATCGTATAACACAAAAGCAAGCTTATCTTTATCATATTTGACTAATGTGTATTGATAGCAATCCTGTTCGTAAAACATTATATCCCCATCAAACACCTCAACGCCGTTTTTATCTTTTAGCCCTGTTGATTGCATGAGGATGACTCGCTCGATCGGAACTACATATGACGCATTTTCTCCATCTCTTTTAATAGTCACTTCGCCACCGTTAAATGCTGACAACGCTTTGACATCGCACATTTTCTTATTGCTCTTGTCCCATGCCCTAAATTTTGGTATCATTCGTCTACCTCTCTCATTCCATATAGTCATCATAAATCCAAATTTGGTCTTTACTAAGTATTAAATCGTGTCCTGTTTTATCTATTAATATTTGTAATTGTTCGAGATTATCAATTTTTATAAAAATATCAGGAAAATAACCAATTTTTGTAATTTGATAATGTATGCCGCATGATTTTAAATCTTCAACATATTGTTCATCTTTAAAGCTGGCTGCATGCAACTGGTAAATACAACCATTAAATTTTGATTTACTGTACGGGTAACGATTTGGTTTCTTCATTCCACTTCCTCCAACTTTTCGATTAACCAATCAAGGTTCTGCCGTGCTTTTTTAAGGTCTTCAACACCATTTTTAGCGTGATACCGCAAAAGGTACTTAACAGCATTGCCCCAATAGAAACCCTCTTCATACTCTGGACAAGCCCCGAAGTTTTTAACCACATCGATTGCTTCTAATCCGTGTCTGCCTTGATAATGCTTTGGTTTTTTAATGTTATCTGTCATCTCTCTACCTCTCTCAAGTAACTTACTATCTTTTTGCACATGCTCTCATTTGGCAATATTTTGCGTTCTAAGAGCGCATTTAGTCGCCAAGTATAAATACCTATCCTATCCGCTAAAACGTCTTCTGACGCTGTTATTTTAGCTCTGTGAGCTATTAGTAACTCTGCTACATCATAAGGCAACAGGTTGTCGTAAGATTTTGGCGTGTATTTAATATCATTATTCCACTGCCTATGTCTTTTCATAGTCCCATCCTCCATGCTTTAGCGAGTGCATTCATACGTTTGACTTTTTTGACAAGCTTAACATCACCATAATTTTTGAACATCCACTTTTCGTAAATCTTGTCATCCTCGTCCGTCTTTTTTTGTTTAAGACGATAAGACTGCTTGATTAACGTTATCATTTCCTCAGTCGTGTAGATTTGTTTAAACCAGTCCAATACGTTCGGAGGTGGCAATCTATTAAGTTTTTTATAGTATTTGACAGATTTATACACTCTGTCAGCTTCCTCTGGATCCGTGATGATAATGTTGTCGTCTAAAAACGCTTTTATTGACGGTTCCATTTGTTTGTAAAAATCATCTACTAGTGTCATTGACTATTTTTAAGGCATCTTCCACAGATCTAGCCACTCCTACAAGCGCTCCCCTAGATGCCATGACCTCCATAAATTTTTTCTGCTCAGGTCTTACTCGACCTGTTTCGTTTTTAACTTCGATAAAAAACACTTGCCCGTCTGGTTTAAATCCAAACAAGTCACAAAACCCTTTTGGTAAACCTGTATCAAAAAATCTGCCGTCTGTTGTTTTAACTTTACCAACGTTAGCTCTAAAAACCATATGGCCCGCTTGTGATAATCCAACACGAATTTGGTTTTGAATTAATGATTCTGTTGTCATATAATTACCGGTTACACTCCTAGTTATTTCATCAGATAACCGCTATAACCATTGGTGTTACTAGCATTTGAACACTTTCGGTTACTCAGTTACGCCATTTTCCGTTCTCTCTATATATTATTTATATTATTTTATTTTTATTAATTAATTTAAAAGTAAGTAACTGAGTAACCAATAAGTTAGTAAAGCTGTTGTGTCAACGTTTTTAGAGGTTACTACCCTCAGTAACTCTCGGTTACTGAGTAACTTTTCTAATCAATACTGCTGTTTTTTTCTTATCTTCTTCTTTCCAGTTAAACGTTCCATCTATAAAATAATCAGGCTTATCGATTGCTGGTTTAAAAAAATCCAAGGGTTTTTGTCTATCTTTGACCCAATCTTCAGATAAACAACTATCCAATTCTTTATCAAAATTGCTTTTTTTTGGTAACGTAACGTTATCCGCTTTACACCACGCTTGATACAAAATCCATAAAAATTTAACTGGAATTCTAGTCGATTCAACACACGGAAGATATTCATTTAAAAATCTTAATACACTGTTATTTTCTTCTTTAAATTCAGTCATCCTTTCTTGTGTCGCTTTCGGCTCACTAAACCTATCAAAATCTAAATTGATAGCTTTCCAAAGGACGTATTCAAGCACTTCTTTACGATTAATGTAGTCATCTTTAATGGCCCAGTTATCTTCCTTTGATGAGAATGTCTTTTTAAACGGGATAATGATAATGCGGCGATAAGTACCATTTGATTTATTTTTAAACGATGGCATCCCGTTTGTTGATTGTATGACGGTTTTTTTAAAAATCGCCATGTAAGGGTTCTCACCTTTTTTCTCGATGCTCACAGGCTCACCAGTCACGACAGAGTTAAAGTTACTACTTTCGTCCACATAGATACCAGCTTGAACATCATCTCCGATAATTACCGTTTTCCCCTCAATAATCGCAAGACCAAACCGCTCTGAAAATTGATTTAATTTTAGAGGAGCGACATTTTTAAAACCAACCAGATTGCTGATCATCTGTTGAAACGTCCCTTTACCATCGTTACCATTACCTACGAACCAGATTGATTTACGATAAGAGTAGTTACCGTTTAAGGATGCTGCCACGACTTGCCATAATAACTTGACGAGGTCTTTATCTCCGCTCATTAAATCTAGTAACCATGACTCCACGTCCCAACCGTCAATGGTTGGGAGAGGAGCGTTCGGAATAAGTTCTGTTTCAATAGTGCTAAAATTGATAAATCTATGGTCAAAAGGCAATAATTTGCGTTTGTATTTGTCGTAAATGCCATTTTTAACCAATATGTATCGCCGTACATCGTGATATTCTGGTTCAAAATCTGTTGACCCGTATTTTCTATCCATGCTTGCTAACATAAACAACACGTTACGGCACTTTGTCTCATTAAACGTAGGTTGTAGAATATGGATTAATTTATAAGCAAATTTATAGTCCTTGATGTAATATCCTTGGTCTGGATCGTAGATAGCTACTTTCCCGTTTTCTAAGGTAATAACATGCAGGTACTTATTTATTCCGATAGCAACAGCTAGTTCTGATAAATTTTTAACATCTTTCCCAGCTTCTTCAAGCCAGTCTCTTCGATACGCTATCAATTTGGATTTGATAGCAGACCATGTTTTGGGTTTACCTGGTTCAATGCCAGGTTCCTCATTTAATTTTTCTCTGTAAAATTCAAAGTCCACTTCTCCTCCTCAATTCCTTGTCACACATACTTTTAAAAGTACGATCAAACTCCTTATCATTTAAAGGGTCAACTGTTTTGTGGTTAGCCATTTTAGCTAATGTGTATGCTATTTCAACATCTACATTTCTAAGCAATAGACCACCTACAAATTCAGCGAGACTGTTGTTTCTGCCACCTGTATCACCAAAACCAAGGACAATCGTCTCAAATAATTTAGCTGTTTTATTGCTACCTTGGTAATCTCCAGATGTAAAACTACTAGCATCATACTCGTAAGCAGGCTTTAATTCTTGCAATACAGTTATCAACTCAAGAGGCGCTTCGGTCATTTCGCCAGAGGTTGGCGAATGCACCTTATCCCACACATACATGCCTTTGGCATTGTTTGATGGTGGTACCAACACATAATTGTTAACATGAGCTTTTAAGTCCACACCATCGACAAAACCGATATTTTGCGCCATGGAAACGCCTTGTGGTTTTTTAAGGTAGATATGCCTTCCTCCACTAGGCGTGGTTGCTTGCAAGGTTTTTGGTATCAACCTTGCATGCTCCCACTCTCTAAGGTTTTTCAGACCGTCAACGCCATTGTGGACATCAATATCAATGACAAAAAACGAATCTGTTCTTAGAGCAATATTGGCATCTGGGTTATCCTTCCACAAAAGCCGCAACTCATGCTCTGTAAAAGCTGGCTTGTCTGCAAAAGCGACTAATGGTTTTTTGCCATCTTTTGAGATTGGAATAACCGAAAATCCCTTTTGTTGATAATAGATTGCGTAATCTATCATCCCTCTCATAATTAGAATGGAAGATCGTCTTCTTTAAATTCTTCCACAGGGTTAACCATAGATGGAATATCGGACTTTTCGATACGTTTCACATTTAAGTTGTTGTAAGTATTTCCGTTATATTCGGATGTTTCATTTTTAACGGTAATTTTGAGACACTTGTTAAGTAGTTGATTTAAGTAATCATCCAGGGACTTAAACTGTGTCCCCTCAGGAATACCTGCTTGCTTAGCGAGATTATGAATGACCCCTTCTGGATATTTCCCGTCTTCTTTTTTGGCAAAAATACGGTGGAAGATAATGTTATTTTGAAACTCTTGTTGGAAGTCTTTGCGAATTCTGAAGTGAATGTTGATAAAGTCTGCGCCATTTTTAGTTGCGTCTTGGACCGCTTTTTCAATAAATGTTTCGTAAGTTCCGTCAGTAATTGATGCAAATTCCTTTGCTTTTGAGTAATCGATTGTAAACATAATGTATTTCTCCTTTTAACATAAAATTCCTAGTTTTTTAGCGATGTAATACTGCCAACCTGGCTTGTATCCATGTTGTTTTCGGTATTCTGTTAGTTCGTCCATCGTTCGACAAAGGTCTGGTGATTGATAAGTACTAACTCTATTTTTTAGTTTTAGTTGTTTTTGTTCAGATATTTCTTGTAATTCAGCTTCTTTGATTTCTTCAATTTCACGCTTGGTCAACTCGTTTTCGTGTCCGCATTCCGGACAGATACGAGTATCGGACCAATAGGTGGCATAACAGTTATCGCAAACTCTTGTGGTAGGCTCACCAATCTTAGCGGATTGCTTTTGTTTAGTCTCTCCATCTAAACGCCATTCTCTATCCATGTTAGGTAAACCAAAACGCTCCACATTGCCAACGTGATCAATAATAATGGCTGTTTTCCCATCTCTTGGATTTAACGGTCGCATTGCAAATTGCAAATATAGCGATAGCGATTGTGTTGGTCTCAACATAATGCAAACATCAACATTTGGCAGGTCTATCCCTTCTGTAAACAATTCGCAGTTAACGAGTATTTTCAACTTTCCGTCTCTAAATGCTCGCATGGCTTCTTCTCGTTCGTTCTTAGGCGTTTTTCCGCTCACTGCTTGTGATTGGTACCCTCCTTGATTAAAGGTGTCAGAAACCAAATGAGAAGCTTCTACGCTGTGCGTATAAACGATAGCTTGTTTTTCTTTTGCTAGCTTTTCATAGTGTTTAATAACGTCACCATAAATGACTGATTTCATCGATTGGTCAACAGAATCCTTAGTAAACTCTCCACCTCTTTTTTTAAGGACAGAATTATCAATCATGGACGGTGCGTAGTATTTAAAGTTAGCTATATTACCGTGTTCTTGCAGCCATTTGACAGATTTTCCGACCACCAAATCGTCAGCAATATCATCAAATCCATCTCCATTTAACCTGACTGGTGTCCCGGTGAACATTAATACATAAGCATTTTTAAAATAGTCGATGATTTTTAAGTAAGACTTGGCCTTACTGTGATGAGCCTCGTCAATCAAAATTACTTCAGGTTGAGATAGATTTTCTAGTTTTCTAACTAGTGATTGCACGCCACCGACCGTTAACAGATTTGAGTTAACTCCATTTGCTGCAAATGTCTTTTCTACCTGTTCATTGATTTCTTTTCTGTGGCTAAAAAACAATACTCTGTTTCCTTTATCCGTAGCGCTTCTTGCGATATGGGCCATAACGACAGTTTTTCCGCTTCTAGGGAGGCGACTGGACGATTATTCGTTTATTTCCAGTCGCTAATGACCTCCTGATGTCTGTTAGTAATTCTTCTTGATAATCACGTAGTTTCATTTGCTGTGTCTCCGAAATTGAATAATTCTTCTGCTTTACAAACTGTCCTATTATCAAGTCTGTTTTTTGCATATAGTCCGTCACTGCCTTGCAGCAGAATTCCATGTCCGCCTGTTTTAGGATTTACTTGGACACGACCGACAATATCTGTTAAACCAAGTGTCTGACTTAATACTTGCTTACGGATATCTGGGACGTATTGTGTGATAATTTGTCCGCTCTCAAGCGTTAAATCTTGCGTTGATTCCCAAGCAGTCACAAAAATATTAATAGGTTGGCTATAAATGGTAGTCAATACTCGTAAATAGTAATTGGTCCACATGTTGTATTGTTGCAATTCGTTGGTGATCCCGTTTTTGGATTTACGACCCTGTTCAATAAACCAGTCTGATTGCCAACTTGTGATGTTATCAATGACTAAATTGTCATATTCTTTGATAAGTTCTGGTAATTCTGTCAAGAATTCATTCATAAAGTCGCTTGGATGCGTCCTGTCAAATTGAATAATATCAATGTTTTCGTTTCCGGCAATCGTTTTAGATGAGTGATCCATGTCTAAAATCAGTGTCTTGCCTTGTAAGTAATTAGTTAAGTAAGTTTTCCCGTTTCCTGGTTTTCCATAGATTAATATGCGCCAATTATGAGTTTTTGTAATTTCTGTCGCTTTAGTAATTTTCATCTTCCACCTCCACCATCTCAGTTAAGGCAGTGTCATAATCAACCATTTTTCTGATTTCCTGTTCCTTTTCTCTAAATAAATCATCAATTATTGGAGTGTCAAACATTGGCTCATATTCTTTAATGATAAAACTAATGGCTTCTTCAATACGCTGATTAATCTCTCTGCTAAGTTTTCCGTCTCTTATTTGGATGGTTACGTTAGATACACCGCCATAGCGATCATTGTAATCTGGTGCGATAATCATTTTTTTATGTTTGTTAATGTAGATTCTCAATCGTAAGCCCTCGCTTCCCATGTGATTTGCGGATCGGGTTCTTTACAGCAAGGGCATTCCAAGTCCTTGTATGCTGATATGTTTGACCATTTTTTGCCGCAATTTTCGCAATAATATTCAAAGCTATACATTAATCCCCTTCCATGATTTCTAGGTTATCAAGAGAAAACCTAATCATTCTTTCAATAATTCTTCGCATCGGGATACCTGTTTCTGTCGAGATTTCTTTGATTTGGGCGTGTAAATCAATCCCTACAAAAAACGGTAATGTTGCAGTATTTTCTTTTTCTTTTTTTAAAGTTAGTTTTTCCATGTTTTCAACTCCTTCTGATCAATCTCATCAAGCTTAGCGATACATTTGTCTAGCGTGCTTTGCAGGATATATCCATCCTCGATGATGACATCTAATAAATTTGCTTTAGCAACCGCATGGTTTAACTCGCTAAACTCTTTGTTGAGTCGTGTGTTTTCGTCTCGTAAAAATTCATTGTCGTTAATTAGTTGTTGTTGGAAACCTAGCAGATACCCCACAGACACCCCAAAATAATCTGCCAGTTGCTGGGCTTTGTCGGGTTTTATAGCATGTTTATTGTTTTCCCAGCTTTGCAATGTTCGTAAAGCAACGCCAAAATCTTGAGCAAGCTCTTTTTGAGTTTGCTTTTTATCTTTTCTTAATTCTTTTAATCTGTTCATCCCATCTGTTTCCTCATATAAGCATCAAATTCTACCCATTGTTTTTCGGAAGACAATCTAAGTGTGTCGTGCTTAATCGGTTCCTGTTTTTTTGGTTTCGCAAAAATAAAATCTAATAGTTTCATGTTATACTCCTTTTTCATATCCACTTGTTCGTAAAAATCTATTAACATCTGCTAGGTCATATAATACCTTTCCATTTTCTGACGACCTTTTAAAATTAAATTTCCCTTGTTCTCTCCACTGGGTTAATTTAGTTCGCCCCCATCCAGTTTCTTTTTCTAATTGTTTCATGGTAACCCACTCAATTGACTTAGAGTTTTCGGATTGGGCGAGTTTTAAAGCTTCTCTGTTTAGAGAAACCAAGTCTGCAAGTAGTTCCTTTCTAAAATCCGAGCCGAATACCTCAATTGCCATGGAAACATCCTTTCTCTTATGTTATAATGAAGTAAATGATTTTTGTTTATAGTCCGATTCCCGTCGGACTTTTTTTGTTATAATCATCTCGAAGGGAGGTGATTATATGCTTAAGTCAAAAATTGAGTCGATTTTAGATAAAAACAACGTTCAAGATTCCGAAAATTTAGCGAATGCCCTTGCTGAAATTCTTAGTCCTGAAAATTTATCTGAAATTATTGACACACACAAAACTAGAATGAATCGTTTGCGTGGAGACATCTAGTTGATTGCCCTATCGTTTATTCGATAGGGTTGTTTTTTTGCGTACTCTCTAAACTTAGAGAAGTCAGTAATTTCCATTTTTACATCTTTGGTTAACTCTTCTTTCTTTTTCAGAATGATATTGTCAAACACGAATCCAAGATATCCAAAGTTTTCTTCTCCTAGCTCAGTCCTGATTTCTAAATATTTGTTTAATTGTTCATCTGTAATTTTCATAATGTTTCCTTTTTAAACTGGTAGATATTCCTGATTAAGGAATTTATTAATAAAATATTGTTGCCCCTTACCAGTAACTTTTGGGGTTACATTTGTTGTAGTATGGCCGTCAGAGTGATTGATGGCTGTTTTTTTGAGTTCAAACAATCCAAGTTGCATACTTTTTTGCGTTGGCTGATTCCAAGACTCACCGCGGCGACTAATTAGATAACCATTTGTTCTAAGCCACTGAAAGAGTTTGTTTTGACCAATATTGATTCCATTCTGTTTCAGGATTTTAGCTAGTTCACCAATCAGACAAGATGATTTGCTAGCACTCACAGCGTCTGCAAACAATACCTTTGGACGGTCAGCCTCAATCTGAGCCTCTAATTTATGTACTTTCTTGTCTGCCATCAGCAACGCCCTTGCCATGATTTTCTCGGGACTGTTGAAATCTTTTTCAACCTGGATGAAGTATTTACGGACTTGCTTTGATTTTTCATTCCGTTGCAACATCGCAATTTCTTTAGCCATGTCTAGTTTAAGTACATGGTCTGTATATTCAGTTTGATTGCCCTGAGCTGTTAGTCTTTTTTGACTAATAGCCATGAAGTCTTCGTTTTCAACGAAACCATATTCGCTCATTCGCTCAAGCCATTTTGTATATTGTGTTTTAATTTCAAGCACTTTGTGCAAATCACGACCACTGACAACTGGTTCTTGATTTTCGTTTAGTGTTACGTTAATTAGTTGATTCATAATTTCCTTTCTATTGTTGTGTTATTTTTGTCAACTTTTCTATGAAATTAAAATGGCTTCTAGGACTTTTCCGGGGTCTACCCCTAAAATATCCGCTAGCATTGCCACTTCTGACGCATCGAATGATTTTTTGGGTTTTTTACGTTTCTGATAAAATCCAGAGCGCGTAAAACCCATTTTAGTTGCGATAACTTTCTTTTTAATTCCGCTATCATCAATTAATTGCTCGAAAGCATTTTCCTGCATTCCCCCACCCCCTTTCTATCTGTTTTTAATACCTCTAATCTGCTATAATATGGGCAGAAAGGAGGTGAATGTGATGGATTTAAATCAAGTTCGATTATTGGAAGCTTGTCATAGATATCTTGTTGATAGAGTACATATTGACATCAAAGAAAATATGCTTAATGACAAACTAGTTTTTGAATTCAACGGAGACTTTGTGACTTTCAATACATATCAAGAAGTTGGGCATTGCTGCTTTTATGAGTATGAACTCGGCTCATATGAAGAGCTAGAAAACCACAGAAGTATTGATGTTACTGAGATCTTGAGCATCTTAAACTTAAAATCAGGGCAAATTGGTACACTCTCAATGCTTACCGACATAACAAGAGTAAGAGCTTATATTTTCAAACTTCTATCCCAAGCGGATTTTGCAAAATTTGAAAAAGAAATCAAAAATACTAATTTTGTCTATAACTTTCGATATGTTGAAAACAATAGTTACTTACCGTGCGTTAAAATTGATAAAGATAAATTATTCAATTTCGTTAGCATTATCTGATAGCGCACGACTTTCAATCTCGCCTTGAAATTTGAAACGCATTAGCTCGTGAGAAATCGCTTCTAACTCACGGGCTTTTTCGTTGAACTTTTCAACTAAGGTTGAAAACTCAGTTATGTTATTAATTTTTACAGTTACGTTTACTGAGGCTGTTTCTTCCATTTCCTTATCCTCCCTACTCCCTCTTGGGAGTTTTTATTTTGTAATAAACCAAGCTGCTAACCAAGTGATACCACCTAGCACTAGCAGTGCTGGCAATACGCCACCTTCAAATTCAATGCTTGTTTTTTCCTTGCCATCACGACTAGTAAACGTGTGTTCTAAGTCGCCAAGCATTAGTTTTTTCCAATTCATGCAACCTCTCCTTTCATTCTTGCGGAGATACAGCCAATGTGCTAAACTAAACTTACCCCGTTAGGGGAGAGGGCTTCTTAGCCCTCTAATTATCCTCACCACTCTATTGAGTAGTGAACTCTAAGCTTAAACCAAAGAATCTTGATTTCGAGCTCAATTTCTTTGTGTTTAGGCTTTTTGTTTAGCCTAGATTTCATCAGCTGTACCTCCTTTTGTTTTGCTTAATTCCTTAAGCTTGATTATAGTATAACTCTGCGTTTCCTTTTTGTCAACTATTTTGTGTCAAAAAAGTCAACTTTTTTGAATTTGATTGTTTGCCTTTTTTGTTGACATTTTGTAAACATATAATTATAATGTAGATAACTAAGCTATAAAAAGGAGAATTTATATGGCTTCCACTATTGCATTTCCGGCAATGGTCAAAGAACTTAGACTTGGTAAGAATTTGACCATGGAACAGTTAGCAGAAGAACTTGGAAAAACAAAGTCGACAATATCAAAATGGGAAAAAGGGACGCGTTCTCCTAAAATATATGAGATTGAAGAGATAGCAAAATTCTTTGGTGTAGAGCCTAAGAAAATGATGTTTGGAGATAATTCCACTCCAATCAACCCCCAAGTCGAACTCATCCCATCTACTCTACAAAAAATAAATGCTACTTCTTCTCAACTAGAACACAGTAGGCAGCTAATCGTTCTTGATACAGCTGAAACTTTATTAAATCAACAAAAAGAAATTAAAAACAATGAAGATACTGTTATTGACCTATTCTCTTACAATTACTACGACCATGCTGCTTCTGCTGGTACAGGTCAGTATCTAAATGATGTACAAGTAGAAACGATTGAATTACCAGTTGATTATGACGCTGATTTTGTTATTCCTGTTTATGGAGATTCCATGGAACCCGAATATCACTCTGGGGACTATGTCTTTGTTAAACTATCCATAGACCTCTCTGACGGAGATATAGGAGTGTTTGAGTATTACGGGGATGCTTATATCAAACAGCTACTTATAAATGACGAGGGGGCATTTCTGCATAGTTTAAACAGCAAGTATGACGATATACCGATAGATAAAGATAGTGACTTTAGAATTATCGGCGAAGTCGTTGGAAGCTATTCGGATAAATAAATACCCATGGCTAATGAAGCTATGGTTGTAAATGAGTTTAAAAATTTAATTTAGGAGGATAGATATGGCCAAACCATTATCAGAAGAGGAATCTTTCATTTTAAAAGAAGAAGCCATGATAATGCTTAATAATTATTTAAATGAATTACAAAAATCTGAAACAGAAAAACCAAAGTCGGATAAAATTTCATATTGGATAAAAGATTGGGTAAGGTATCAAAGAAATGAAAATGATTTTAAACCAGAAAAAATAGGTAAGTTTAAACGCGGAAGTGTAATAAAAGTAAATCTAGGTTTTAATATAGGAAGTGAGGAGGGTGGACTGCACTACGCTATTGTTTTAGATAAAAATAATTCAATGCGAAATAAAGTAATTACAATTATTCCGCTTACCTCTGTCAAAGACAACAAAGATATCAATAACTTACCTAATGATCAAGTTTATCTTGGTAACGAGATAATTAATAAATTAACAGATAAACAAAAATTATTGTTAAGCACTTTATCTGATATTGACCTTGCTAATGCTGACGAAAATACAATGTCGAATTTCGATAAAGATTTAAGATACGCAAAACGTATACAAAATGAATTAGAAAAAATGAAATTAGGTAGCATTGCTCTTGTTGGCCAAATAACAACAGTGAGCAAAATGAAAATATTCGACCCTAAAAATAAATATGGCGTTTTAAAAAATGTAAGAATTTCCAATGATTCTTTAGATAAAATAGATGAAAAAATAAAAGAAAATTTTTTCAAATAGTAAATTTTTTTATTGACTTTTTAAATATAATGGCTTATACTAAAAACACATAGCTCCTAGCGAGCAGTAAAGAAGACGTTGTCTCTAGCAGACAGTAAGCCATACTCAAAAGAGTGTGGCTTTTATTTTTTAAGACAAATAAAAAGCCCCACGCTCTCAAAGTTTGGCGACTCCGAGCGTAGGGCGAATTCCAGTATAGTAAAATCCTTTTTTAAGAGGGCTTTTACTATACCTATTTTATCAAATTGAAAGATGGTATGCAATGAAAATTAAATCATATAAAAAGGAAAATGGCGAAACTGCTTATAAATTTCTTTTGTATGCCGGTTATGTTAATGGAAAGAGAAAATATATTAGGCGAGAAGGTTTCAAAACTAAGCAGGCTGCAAGGGAAACCTTAATTAGTTTACAAGCTGAACTTGATAAACCTAAATCAAGTATGACATTTGGAGCATTGACAGATCAATGGCTAAAAGAATATGAAAAAACCGTTCAGGGCAGTACCTACTTAAAAACAGAAAGAAACATTAATAAACATATTTTGCCAAAACTTGATAAAGTGAAGATTGGAGACATCAATCCACTACTTATCCAGCGGCTTACTGAAGAATGGTGCAACGATTTAAAATATGGAGGAAAAATTCTTGGGCTTGTTAGGAATATCTTAAATCTAGCTGTTAGATACGGATATATCAATAACAATCCAGCTTTGCCAATTACACCTCCAAAAATAAAAAGGAAAAGAAAAATGAATAATAATTTTTATACACTTGATCAACTTAAACAATTCCTTGAACTAGTTGAAAAAACTGACAACATTGAAAAAATAGCTCTGTTTAGATTGCTAGCATTCACGGGAATACGAAAAGGAGAGCTTCTGGCACTTACTTGGAACGATTTAAATGGAAATACCTTGTCAATAAATAAAGCTGTCACACGTACTCAAATTGGACTAGAAATAGATGTTACTAAGACTAAATCAAGCGATAGATTAATTAGCTTGGATAATGAGACTTTAGAAATTTTACAAGAACTTCGTGAAACTTTTCCTACTTCCACTCTTATGTTTCAATCTGAATCAGGTGGAATTATGACGCCGAGTTTACCACGAAAATGGCTATTGCAAATTATCAAAGGGACAGACTTACCACAAATCACAATTCATGGTTTCAGGCACACTCATGCAAGCTTACTTTTCGAATCAGGTCTATCCTTGAAACAGGTGCAACATAGATTAGGGCATGGAGATTTACAGACAACTATGAACGTATATACTCACATCACGCAATCGGCAATTGATGACATTGGAACTAAATTCAATCAATTTGTTACTAACAAGCAACTAGATTGACAACTAATTCTCAACAAACGTTAATTTAACAACATTCAAGTAACTCCCACCAGCTCCATCAATACTTACCGTAAGTAACCATAACTTATTAAAACCTTGTTATATCAAGGTTTTTTCTTTTTGTCTTGTTCATAAGTTACCGTAACTTTCTATAAAAGGGAGAACAAAAAGGAATACCTGACATCCTTTAAAGACTTTTTGTTACTGTTATCATCTAACTGAGATATCATTTTCGAGGCCTCCTATCAGGTTATACTTTAAGCAAAGTCTTTTTGAAAGAGGTTTCCATTTCTCCCCAAACTCCTCTTTTTCGGTTTAAAATATGTTATAATGGGTTAAAAGAAAAGAGTTAGGAAATGATTATGAAAAAACACACCGTGCTTAGTTTCTTGATGCTTCCTTTACTTGTGGCATCTTTATCAGCTTGTTCCACCAGTAAAGACAAAACCACTCCTCCAAGCAGTAAAACAACCACTACAGCAGAGGTCCAAAAGGCAGATCATCAAGATGTTCGCGCTAATGTTGAAAAAATAAAACTAGCTACTGCTGCTGCTGAATTTAAGGGTGGTACCAGTCTTGAAGAGCTCATAGCACTTTTTGGACAACCTACTCAACATGAAAAACGGCCCGCAGGAAGTGTGACACTTGATTCCTATACTTGGAAATTTGACCAAGTGACGCTGAATGTTAATCTCTATGATAATAGTAGTATCGTTAAAACGATATCAAACTTTGCTTTTGTGAGGGACTTAAACCTTTCACAAAAAGATTATCAAAAATTAAAAAAAGGTATGTCCTATGAAGCAGTCAAACAAATCCTGACTGAACCAGATAATTACAGCCAAGCTTCTTCGAGTGACAATCAAAGTTTACAGGCCATTTGGATTAGCGGCTTAAAAACCGAAACAAATGGTGCCAATATTTCTCTTGTCTTTGAAAACAACCAACTGACAGAAATGTCTCAGACAGGTCTTGAACCTTAAACAAACAGACTCGACTTTACCAAAGTTAGAGAAAGAGAAATTCTGAAAAGTTCGTCAACCCTTCTCAATCATTTTGGACATCTAACAAAAAAGCCTATTGTAATAGGCTTTTTTATATGTTTTACTCCACCTTGAGGGAATCGAACCCCCATCTCAAGAACCGGAATCTTACGTGATATCCATTACACTAAAGGTGGTCAATACCTTTATAGTATATCATAAATTTATGAAATGGGGAATGACTTTTCTGACGAGAATATGTAAAAAAGTTGAGGTTTCCCTCAACTTTTTAGATTTATTATAATTCAATATCACCGAAAAGATCAGCCATTGAGAATCCAGTTTGAGTTTCTGGAAGTTCGTAGTCACGTTTTGCTTCACGTTTTGGACGACGTGGACGTGATTGACGTTTTTCTTCTTTATTTTCGCCTTCAGCTTGAGCTGGACGTTCTGCAAGAGCTTTGATTGAAAGTGATACACGCTCATCAGCAGCATTCACTTCAAGGACTTTAACAGTCACTTCTTGTCCTACTGAAAGAACATCTTTTGGATTTTCAACACGTTTGTGTGAAATTTGTGAAATGTGAACAAGTCCATCGATACCTGGTAATACTTCAACAAAAGCACCGAAGTCAGTCAAGCGTTTAACTTTACCTTCAACAACATCACCTTGAGCAAGTTTTTGTTCAACACCATCCCATGGTCCAGGTGTTGTTGCTTTAAGTGAAAGTGATACACGACCAGCTTCTTCATCGATTGAAAGAACTTTAACTTCAACTTCTTCACCAACAGAAACAACTGATTTAGGTGACACGTTACGTTCGTGAGACAATTCAGTCACGTGAACAAGTCCGTCAACACCACCAAGGTCAATGAAAGCACCAAAGCTTGTCAAACGCGCAACTGTACCAGTAACAACTGCACCTTCTGAAAGTTTAGAAAATACTTCAGTACGAGCTTCTTTAGCTGCTTCTTCAATCACTTCACGACGTGATAGGATGAAACGGTTTTCTGCTGCATCAACTTCTTTGATTTTAGCATCAAATTCTTGACCAACAAATTTTTCTGTGTTGCGAACAAAACGAGTGTCAATCATTGAAGCAGGGATAAATCCACGAAGTCCTTCAAATTCAACTGAAAGGCCACCTTTAACAGCACGAGTACCTTTAACAGTGACAACTTCGCCTTCACGACCAACAAGTTTGTCCCAGGCTTTACGAGCTTCCAAACGTTTTTTAGATACTAGGAAAGTAACTGTATCAGTATCTTTACCTACTACTTGACGAAGAACAAGTACTTCAACTGTGTCGCCAGCTTTAACAAAGTCGTTAATATCAGCATCGCGGTCGTTAGTCAATTCACGAAGTGTCAAGACACCTTCAACACCTGTTCCTTCGATAACAACGTTTGCTTGACCGTTATCAACAGTTAAAACTTCCGCAGTGACAACATCACCAGGGTTCACTTCGCTAACACTGTTTAGCAAATCTTCAAATTCATTCATTCTAAAAAATCCTCCAACAAAAGCTAGCCAATGCTAGCTTTTGATAACAATATATTTTCTCAAGGTAACCCGCAACGACAACAACTCTTATCTTTGACGGTCTCAGACAACATCTGATACCTCTGACTGGGGTAGCTGGATTCGAACCAACGCATGAGGGAGTCAAAGTCCCTTGCCTTACCGCTTGGCTATACCCCAAAATGTCTTTCACAGAAATCTAATCTTTTAATAAATCATCTTTCTGAGATGGAAAGAGAGGGATTCGAACCCCCGAACCCGAAGGAGCGGATTTACAGTCCGCCGCGTTTAGCCTCTTCGCTATCTTTCCGTAACAACAAAAACTATTCTATCATAGTTTTTGTAAGCTGGCAAGTGTTTTTACCTACTTTTAATGATTCAAATTGTAGTTTTCAATGATATTTTCAACCGCTTGCTCAAGGGTTTTAAAGAAGCTATCCACAGTGTCATTTTTTATTACCGCAAATTTCTCATCAAGCTCTGCAATTTCTCCAACAACACGTTTTCCAATCTGCAACTGATAACCGTCAATTTTAGTTTGATTGACCATTACTTTATGATCAATTAATTGAATTTCAATCTTTTTATCTTTTTTACTCAT